ATAGCAAAAACAATAACCACTAAATCCATAATAACATGAGTGAACTGAGAACAGACAGCAGAGAATGGGTACACCGTATCATGGGAAGTCTTGACCGTATGCTGGTCGGGATTGAGAATCTGGCGGTCGGGAACCGTCCCGTACTGGGCGGCGAACGCTACCTGACCGACAAGGAAGTGTCAGCACAGTTGAAACTGAGCAGACGCACGCTTCAGGATTATCGTAATGAAGGGAGAATATCCTACTACCAGTTGGGTGGTAAAATCCTTTACCGGGAGAGTGATATTGAGAAAATGCTTCAGGAGAATTATCGTGAAGCCTACAAAATAAACCGCATCTAGTCTGCGTGTATAACAATAGCCGACAGACAGGCTGGAATTATCCGCCTGCTGTCGGCTATTGCTTTTTAAGACAGGAATCTAACATTTCAGATAAGAATGATTTTTGCCAATAATACAGACCAAAGAACCTGTACTTCCTTTTATAGCTTTTGTTATCAGATATTTCCGCAGTCGGTCTGCCGGATAAGTATCCAATAGGAATGCCAGCGCAAAAATCATTTCTACATTATAAAAATTCTCGTAACAACCGTCTTTCTGTTTGATTCGTTTTTCCACTATTCTCGGATTTAATGTGCCTTTCTTATAAACAGTTCGGACTGCTGCCCTGAAAGTTGGTGCAATTACGTTAAAGAAAGAAATCAGTTCCGGCTCGTTCATCCAAATTTCAGAAGGATTGATCGTTTGTATAATAATATTTCCACTTTCATTGATTGTTATTGGTTCTCTTTTCATATACTGGTCTGTTTTTTATCAATTTGACTGCTGCTCTTTCTTTTCTCCATTAGTTTGTCCATATCTTCTGAGATTTTATCATCAGTAACCCTGGCATATACCTGAGTTGTCTTGATATTTGTATGCCCCATCATTTTACTGATACTTTCTATTGGAACACCGGCAGAAAGGAGCAATGTTCCGAACGTATGTCGTGCCTGATGATGGCTGAGTGTTCCTTTGACTCCTGCCAGTACCCCTATCTCATTTACGGCATACCAGAGCATATCCCGATTAGGAAGAGGAAATACCGGTTTCGTATCATCCGTGGTATTATAAAGTTCCAATATCTGCTCGGCAACCGGATGAAGTGGTATAAAGGATTCAACTCCGGTTTTCTTGCGGTTAATGCGGATATAACGCCTTCCTTCAGCAGTCTTGTCGATATGATGGGGATAAAGTTCCTTCATATCCACGTATGCTAATGAAGTGAAGGCAGAGAAGATAAAGACACGCCGTGTGAGTTCCTGCCATTTGTTGGGCATCGGACGTTCCATAATCAGTTGCAGCTGGCTCCGGCTGATATGGTTCAGCTTGGGGGCTTCCTTCTTTTCGTAAGAAACATCAGCTATCGGATTGAAGCGTAAAATTTCCCTGTCAACAGCTATATAGATCAGCCTGTTCAGCCACGTCATACAATGATTTATATGAGAAGCCTTGCAGCCTTTTGACTTGACAAACTGTTTGAAACCATAACCGAAATCTTCCGTAATGTCCTCAAATGCTATATCCGTCATTTTTAATGTGAGCAGATATTCGCGTAGGTAAGCCTGTGTGCTTTTTGACTGCCTGTAACTGGAGGTAGACCGGATTTCAACTGAACGGACTCTGAGCCGTTCACGTTCCTCTTCTCCGGCCTGAAGAAGGTATTCCGGCACTGTATTGGCCTGTGTAATCTCATTTTTAAGCAGTTCTGCACTGACAACACCTTTTGTTTTCAAGTACTTTTCATAAGTCTGTTCCAACTTGTTGCGGAGTTCAATCAAACGGTTGTTCGCTCTTTGCTCCCTGATTTCCCCCTTTTCGGTATTCCAGTCCTCGGGACGGCAATATATCCCTGTGGAAAATACACTGCTCTTGCCGTCTATGGAAATTCGGCACATGACGGATGTGGTACCGTCTGCCTTTACTTTATTGCGGTTTATGTATGGTAATATTGAAAATGTGCTGCGCATAATCGTATAATTTATTTTATTGGTGATACTTATTATCAGAGTACAAGTTTCAAGTCTTTGGTAGCCTCTATATATTTATCCATGTCTTCAAAAAGTTTCTTTGGAGTAACCCGCGCATAAATCTGGGTAGTAGAAATGTCTGAATGCCCCAGCATTCTGCTGACCGTTTCTATCGGTACACCGTTTTCGAGTGTGATCAGAGTCGAAAACGAGTGCCGTCCCATATGATAGGTAAGCGGACCGTCTATTCCGGCCATAACCTTCAGACTGGACAAGTTCCACATCAATGCCCCGTGTTCTATATGTGGAAATAGTGTCTTTCGTGATTTGCTGCGGTATTTTTCGATAAGCTCTATTGCTTCCGGAAGCAGTTTGACACGGCATAATTTTCCGTTCTTTCCTCGCTGATATTTCAGCCATAAAGCTCCGCTGTCATCCTTTACAAGGTTTGTTTCGGTTATGGACACTACATCAATATAAGAGGTTCCAGTATAACAGGCGAAAAGAAAAAGATCTCTGGTAGTAATATGCGACCAGCGGTGTTCCTCTATTTCCAAATCACGGAGTTTTTCAAAATCCTCACGGCTCAATGCTCTCGGTGGCTTCTCCAGTTTCTTTGGCAAAGTGTAATGTTCAAAATGATATTTGTCAGAATGTCCTTCCTTAAAGGCTATACGACAGACCCGCTTAAGTAGAGCCAGATAATGGCGCACGGTTTCAACACTTAATCCACACTTTATGACCACATATTCCTGAAACTCCCTTATGAACTGCTCGTTCAATTGTCCGAAAGCAAGATCGGAAACCTTATAACGGCTGGATATAAATTCGGCAAGTCGTTGCCGCGTATAAATATAATTGGGTATCGTTCGTAATGAATATTCCACACCGACAAGAGATTTGACTTCTTCTATGTGACGGTCAAAAAGTTTGAGCAGAGTCATGCAGCTGTCCATTCCACCTTGAAACAGATTTTTTACTGAAACGGCATCGAAATCGGTTTTCCGTTCTACAAGGGTATCAAATGCTTTGTGTATGGAAACAAGTAGCCTGTCTATTTTGGCATTGGTTTCCACCGCTTCCTTACTTTTGCCGTTCAACCGGCTTTCCCTCGGATTCCAAAGTTTCTCACTGCAATTCAGTTTACAACTGAATTGTGCTACACTACGGTTTACCGTAATTCTGCCCATGATCGGAGTTTTTCCGTTCTTGTCTGTTCCGCTTCTTTTAAGGTAAAGCAACACCTTGAATTTTTCAATCTTCATACGCTTACATTTTTTGTTGTAAAACTACAATTCTTATAAGCGTTCTTTGATATGCAAAACATTGTAAATCAGTGAGAAATTATCCGGTCTCAGATTACTTGATTTGCTCACCGTTACCTATATTGTTCAGGTAACTGGACAGCTAACGTTTTGGTAACTGAAACCGCTCAATATTCTGCACTTCATTGTTTTTTCAACTTTAAGCAAAATGATGAATATCTGCTTATTTCCAACACGTTACGATTTATCTGTTCAATCTTGTTAGCTATTGCTTTTTACTTTATACTCCATTGCGGACGTCATAGTTTCGCCTCGTTGCTCCTTGAAAACGGCGTAGATATTTATACGATAAAGTCTTTAATGGGACATACCAATGTCAAAACGACTCAAATTTATACTCATATTGTGGATGCGGCAAAGGAGAAAGCAGCCAATACATTACATATAGATAACTTGCCAATATAAAGGTCGCAGTGCTAATTTCCACCGTTGAGCATCAGTGACTTATATAAATACTTCCTCTGTTTACCACCCATTTGCCCCTCGTGAAGCACCCTGCTTTTTGAGGGGTTTTCTTTGTTATATCCCCGAAGTCCTATTGTTTTTCTAATTCCGCTCATGTTTTTATTCCATCAGTTACCTTTCATAAGAGCAGGTGCCTTAATGAAACTTAAATCTGCATGTGGTAACAAAGAGGCAGAGTGGTGATTGTCCGGCACCTATTTAGCACCCGTAAGCATCCATATAGTTTTGCGGCATAAACTTAAAAACGTGAGAATATGAGTTATACCGTAAATTCATTGGAGGAAATGCCAAATGCATTGTCCTACCTGATTAAGACTGTTGAAGAATTGCAGTCCACCGTAAAAGCCTTGCAGCATAAGCAGGCAAGTGATTCACCTAAATGGATGGATATAGATGAGCTTTGTGCTT